GGGAGAGTAGGAAGCGTGATAACGAACCCGCCGTATCCGATGTGGCTTGAGGATGGAACGACAAAGATGGCACCGCGCCCGTGGCTCTTGCCGTCACTTGATAAAGCTAGAGACGCGATTGAACGGATGTTTTTTAGAACTCTCGGTACGCAAGCAATACAGATCGAGGTTGATTAATGATATCGGTAAAGTCTTTTTATTATAAAACATTATCGACTGATACCGAATTGGTTGCACTTATAGGAAGTACGGATAATATTATTAATGCATGGCCGGAAATTGTTTCGACTTTCCCGTTGATAATTTATCAAGATGAGGACCAGAAAGACTTCGAGTTTCGAGATAATAAGCCGATGGGGTCAACTGTAAGATTGAGGATAGATATTTTTATTAAAATTGATAGCGGGAAAACTACAGATGATTTTGCTATAGAACTCGCTCGCATTTTTGGAGAGTTGTTTTTTACCTGTGGGACTAATGGCGAGGTGTTTGAGCCAACTGAAGGGGTTCGTCACCGAGTTATGAGATTCAGCCGGGGATTATTCCCTAGCGATGTTTTATAGATAGGAGGATATTATGGCTGGAACAATTGCACCTATGATAGGTTTGGATAAAGTATATGTAGCCAAACTTTTAACCGACGGTGCGGGATCGACTCCGACATACGATACGCCCGTTGCGATGCCGGGAGTAGTCACCGCGTCGATAAACAAAAACGGTACGATAATTACTGACTACGCGGATAACCGGCAGTTCTGGGTTGGAAACTCAAGAGGAAACACCGAGGGAACTTTCGAGTTTGTCGATTACGACCCCGCGCTTATTGCGGCGATGCTCGGGCAGACTCGAGCCAACGGAATTACCGAAGGTCGTCCGCTTGACCAGGCGGCATACTATGCCATTGGTTTCCGCGTATGGATTGGCGGTGAAAAAGCGGGCGGGACCTATCGCTACGTATGGCTCTTGAAGGGAAAGTTTACTATTCCTTCAATTAATCCGGAAACGAAAAAAGAACAGATCAGCCCGAAGCATGTAACACTGACCGCGCAATTCGTAGCGCTCAATGGGGCAAACAACGTGATTGATACTGAGGCTCGTAACGATTACGACCTCACAAGCGTAACCGAAGCCGCATGGTTTACCGCTCCCGTATTCAGCTCTGGTGTTTCAACCTCTGCTGTTACCGTTGGTTCGGCTACCGGAAGTGCATCGGCTCACACGATCACTATTCCTTTTTCGAAAGGATCTTCGGAAACATTCTCGCTTGTCGCTCCCGTGGACAATACGCAAATTGTTGTTATTGTTAATTCCACAGGACTTATTCTTGCAGGAACGTACACGTACACGGCAAGCGTTGCAGGAACCGCGCCGACAATTACGATTGCGAATGCAAGCATTGCAGCTGTTTCGTACAGCGTCGTAGTGGTAAAGATAACCGACTCGAATGGAGTGCTCGCAACTCCGAAATCTCAGGACGTAACACCGGCATAACAGCAGGGCTACTATAATAATCCCGGCTCACTAAAAACGAGCCGGGTAATTTTTCTTAACTTCCATAGGAGCAAACAAATGGACGCAGAAACAAACGAATTGAATGACATTTCACCACAGTACAACGAAATCATAATTGGTAAAAAATCCGTAAAACTTAATTTTCCCATGAAAGCATGGAAGAAAATAAAACTTGAATACGGCGGGATCGAAGGTATTCAAGATGCAATCAAGGACGATCCTATCGGCTTTTTCGCTGAAAAACTTGCACCGCTTGTTTTCATCGGAATATTGGACGAAAAGGACACAAGTCTTGAAGATATCCAAAATGAAATTGACAATCAAAACATACGTGAATTAAAAGATAATTTTATTCCTGTTTTGATGAAAGCTTTTTCAGGAACACTCCCTGAGAAAAAAGCGAGCGGAAGCGGAACCCCTCAGAAAGCCGAGTAAATACCGGATGGCCGTGGAAATATCTTTTCACGGCTGCTCAAGTTGAACTCGGCAAAAGCGAAGAATGGTTTTGGAACGTTACACCGCGCGTGCTTATTTCGATGCTAGATGAAAAGAAAAGAATCGAGTTAGGAAAACAAAGAACGCTCGCTTATTTAATTATGGGCGGGAATATAGAAGAAGATAAAGAAGTTCGAAGAGGAATACCTGGAATTGATTTTCCAGTTTCTGAAAGTGACATGAACTTTTAACGGAGGTTATCGGCATGAGTGACTACAGCATAAACGCGACTATTGGCGCCGATGATTCCGATTTTACTAAAGTAGTTGAAAATGTAATAACCGGGTTAGGTGATATCAGTAAATCATTTGAATCAATGAGCGATTCGACCAAAGCATCCTTTGCAGATATTGCCAATCAGTTTCAAGCAATAGACGGCAAAGCCAAGGTATGGGGTGACTCTACCGACGTAATAGCAGAAAAACAAAAAACATTAAAAGACGCAATCAATAAGTTAATCGATGATGGCATTGCTCCTGAAAGTCAGCAAATACAAGACTTAAAAAGCGCATACGATAAATTAGGCGAGTCTCAAGATGATACCGGTAAAAAATCAGAATCATTAAAAGACAAGTTCGCAGACATACGCGACATTATGCAAGGGCCAGTTGCAGCTGCTAAACTAATTGTTGACGGATTTAAGGAAGTCATAAAAACTATTGGCGAATTATCTGAAGAGTTTGCCGAGGATGAAACTGCACAGGTACGATTCGAATCCGCAATTAAATCAAGTTCAAAAATGACAGAGGGGGCAACTGAAAGGCTTAATGCTCTCGCTGAAGCCTTAGCGTCCTCTACAGGCGAAGCAAACAGCGCGGCGCAAAGCCAGATTGCTATGCTTGTCGCGACAGGTAGGACCGAGCCTGAAATAAATAAAATGATACTGGCGGCGAAAGGCCTTGCTGTTGCAACTAGCGTCGATCTTGATACCGCATTAACTCAAATAAACGCTACGTTTTCCGGTACTGTAGGTAGACTTGGGAAAGCCACTCCAGCTCTTAATGATTTATCCGAAGAAGAAATAAAAAACGGAAAAGCGGTTGACGTATTAATTGAAAAATACGGGAGCATGAGCGATGCCCTCGACAATACAAGTGAAGTATCGTTAAAAACTAACGTCACGCAATGGGGCGAAGTCAAGAGCGCAATAGGTAAGGTTTTGGAAGAATCTGTTAAGCCTATGCGTGATGAAATGACTGAAATGTTTAAGGATTTTGTAAAATGGGCAGGGACAAGCGATAATCTTAAAAACACCTTAAAACTTATGGGCGATATTCTCGCAGGTGTAACCATCGGCGTTATTGCCTTTACCGTTGCGACAAACTGGTCAGCGATAATGGCCGTCGCCGTTAAAGCTATTCAAGGATTATCTCTCGCATTAAGTGGGATGGGCGTCGCGTTAGGAACGGCGACCGGAGGTATATCTTTAGCGATAGCCGCGATAGTTACCGGCGCATTGTTGGTAGTACAAAACTGGGATGAAGTTCAAAAGTTCTTAAAAGTAGCTTTAGCGAATATAAAACTATTCTTTGTTACTGCATTTCAGTCTATCAAAATTGCATTGTTTGAGTTCTCGAAAGTAATCAGTGATACTCTGTATGGTTCAATCGCTAACCTCTTAAACATGGCTGCTAAAATACCTGTGATTGGTGGAGCGTTTAAGGGCGCGGCTGATGGAGTAAACGAGTTCAAAAAATCAATTGATGGAAGCATAGATTCGGCGAAAGAAGAAGCTAAACAGGCAATAAAAACCGCGACAACCGAAAGAGATCAAGCGGTTTCGTTAAGTAAAATAAAAAAAGAAGAAATATCAGAATTAGAAAAAGCATCTGAGAAAGCTAACGCTAATGTGTTAGCAGGTAATAAAAAAACAGACAATGGAATTATATTATCAGCGGCGGCGGTGTTTGATTTCAAGACTGACGGACTTTTCAAAAATGTATTTGACAATAAACTGGCAATTACCTCCCTTGTAACCGATGATGCTTTTTACGTTGAAGCAGAATTGGAAAACGAAAAAAAATTAAGGGAAGAAAGAAACGCGACTGCTAAAATGTGGGAAGACTCGGCTAAACAAGTATTAACCGCTGTTGGAGGCGAGGGTGTTGACGTATTAAATAGCGTTATCACTACCACTGTGGATATCGTGAAAGCCGTTGCAAGTAATTTTACCGACATTCAGGCAGACATTGCGGCTGTCGTGGATATAATCGGACTTGCAGGAAAGGAAGATCAGGGAAGGTTCGCAGAGCTTCAGGGTCAGTTATCTGAATTAGCTTCCGAATTACTTGACGCACTCGCGCCTGTACTCGAATTAGTGCTTGAGGTTTTAATCGATACCATGCCTATATTGCTTGAACTCATGCCGATACTTAAATCTCTGTTTGATATTTTAGAGCCGTTTTTACCGCTTGTGCGTGCTTTCGTTGTTGTTTACCTTGCACCTCTTTTGATTGGATTAAAACTGATAAACTGGACACTGCAAGAAATGAAAAAGTTTCTTGAACCGGTCAGGAAAGAATTCCAAAAGTTCGGAGAATGGGCAGACGATGCGGGAAGTAATTTAGTAAACGGATTTACCGACGGGATAAATGACGCAGGCGAACAGATATGGGAAAATGTGAAAGGTGTATTTTCGGGATTCTGGGACGATGCATGCGACTTCTTCGGGATACATTCCCCCTCAACCATGTTTTACGACATGGGCGGTAATATAATTCAAGGGTTGATAGACGGATTGTTAAACGCAGGATCGAGTCTATGGGGCGCGGTATCAGGGATATTCACAGGTCTTGCAGATAACATTCAGAACGTTGTCAGCGGCGCGATGGACGTTGGGTCTTCTATTGCGTCCGGAATATCGGGCGCGGTATCGGGCGCTGGAAGCGCGGTATCAAATGTAGTTGATAATATCGTAAGCGGCGTTTCAGACTTTATAGATGACCTGCCTTTCTTAGCAAACGGAACAGACTTCCATCAAGGCGGGTATGCAGTTGTAGGAGAACAAGGGCCAGAACTCATCAGCCTTCCGCGCGGAACAAGCGTAACGCCTGCAGGTAAAACTTCTGAAATACTTTCAGGTGGAAATAAAAAAGGTGATGTCAACCAAACATTTAATATATATGCCGGCCAGTCTTTAAGCGCGGCTGATATCGCAAGAGAAACAAAACGGGCAAACAGACGGCTTGCGTCAGGGGTAGCATAATGAGACAAATAACATACACGAACCCGTTAAATAATTCGATCACGTTTTATCTCGAGCCTTTTTTAATAACAGGGCTTGAGGGATTGGATATGTCAACCCTTACTTTGCAGGAACAAAAGTCACCTTTTCAGGATGGTTCCGTACAGATTGACAGACTGTTCGAGCCACGTGAAATAAGCATGACATTTTCCATAATCGCGCCTAATGATTTTACACTTATTAATCAATACAAAAGACAGATAATGAGCGTGTTAAATCCGAAATTAGGGCAAGGAACTTTAGTTTATACAAACGATATTGGATCATGGAAAACAACGGCTACCGCTGAAGGGCCTCTTTTTGCGAATAAAGATTATTCAATTCCTAATCAAGCGGGTACATTGATATTTTACTGCAACGATCCGTACTGGTACGAACTTACGGAACAAAATATATCAATGCAGACTATCGGCGATGGTTTAACTTTCCCGATGACGTTTCCGGCTGGGGGTGTAACGCTTGGTAATTATATCCAGATAACTCCATCGGTTCAAAACTTAGGCGATTGGACAACTCCGGTAAAAATTACTTTCCAGAACGCTTGCACAAATCCGAAACTAACAAAGACAACTACGGGCGAGTATATCAGGCTTATCAAAACAATGGCAGCAGGCGACGTAATAACGATAGATACAACGCCTGGAAACAAAACTGTTTACTTTACTCCAAATGGCGGGGCGACGGTAAACGGGATAAACTTACTCGATACGGCTTCAACGTTTTTCTCATTTGACCCGGGCATTAATACATTAACGTTTACAGATGATGTTTCAAGCACTACCAGGCAGTGTTTTGTTACATGGACAAATAGGTATATAGGAGTATAATCATGGCAGAAACAAGTCAATTTTTTACGGCGGTTACCGGTTCACCTTCTTACAATGGTAGCGACTTCGCCGCGTGGATGTATAACAGACTTTTCCGAAAAAACGGCGTATTAAAAGGACTCGACAACGCACTTGCCGTAACTTTTGATGGATCAGGAAATGCGCTTGTCGCTACCGGTTGCGCGACAAAGAATGGCTACGGGTATCAGAATAGCGCGGTACTGACAAAAGCGTTGACGCTACCAACTGCAGGATTTACAAATATAAATACCGTTATTATTCGTGTTGACGGAACAGCAAGCCCTAACTTGGTACACGCGGTTGTTTTGGTTGGTACAAGCGTTGCGATTGGTGGCACTCCCACGGCTCCGGCGTTGACCGCTGGTTCTGACATTTACCTTGCAGATATTCAATGCACAAATACGGCGGGTACTTATAGCTACGTGGCAACGGATAAACGGGCATATGCTGCGACAATCGTGCATGATACCGACTTAGGGACAGGATGGTTTTCAACGCTAATAACAGCAATTGGAACTGGATGGGCGGCGGCTCTTGCGGCGGGATCGGCTTCGTTCAATGCAACCACGGCAACCACAGCCCTTTACGGGATGAACTTCGACTACGTTATCGATTCTAACGCGAAGTTTCTTGCATGGCAGAGTAAAACGAGCGGGTGTGAAAAAGTACTGGTAAGACAAGGATCATGGACACTTGCAACGGGGGGAATACCTCTCACGACAACAGGAACCAAAGTTGTTATTGGGGAATCAGGGAGTAACCTTGTTTTTTCTGCAAGTGATAAGGGTCTTTATTATTCCACGATTCCTGATTCATTAGATTACTATATACGAGACGTAACCGTTACTTTGACTTCTAATGCTAGTACTGGATTCGGATTTAATGCTTGCACAAACTTAACCAATTGCAAATCGGATACAATCGGTCTTTCCGGTTCTAGTTATAGCAATGGATATGGTTTTAGTAATTGCACTAATTTAATAAACTGTGCTGGGTATGGTTCTGGAACAGGGACTATTCAAGGATATGGATATGGTTTTAGTAATTGCACTAATTTAATAAACTGTGCTGGGTATGGTTTTGGAACAGGGACTGGGACTGGAAACAGTTTTAGTTATGGTTATTATACTTGTAAAAATCTATTAAATTGTGAAGGATCTGGGCAAGCGGCCGTTAGTGGCACAGGTTTTGGATCGGCATATGGGTTTGATGCTTGTACTTCTTTAACCAGTTGTTTTGGTGATGGTTATGCTGTTGCCACTGGTGTTGGATATGGATTCCATGCTTGTAAAAAAATGCAACAAAATAAAGCAAGATCGGCTTCGACGACAGCAACATACAATGTCAGTTATGCCGATTCAGGAACCGCAAACCTTTGCGCTGATACTGCCGCCGGTGGATATAACTCGTAATGAAAAACTTACCGATTCGCGTTTTCAGTTCAACCGATCTCTCGCTGATTGCCGAAGTTGACTGGTGTGAGGATGCGTATTTTACGCGTTCTCTTACTGGTTACGGTAAGTTCTCAATATCGATAAATTACAACATTACAAACGCGCAACTTTTCACGAAAGGTTCGATGGTTCAATTCGGGAATAGCGATCATCGTATCGGCTTCATTGACGATATCCAGAAAGGTATCGACGAAGGCGGTAAAGGTTCGCAGAAATTAACCATAACTGGATTTGAAGCAAAAGGTATTTTTTCAAGGCGCATAGTTATTCCTGCAAGCGGGAACGATTATTACATTCAGGACGCGGTTGTCGAAACTGTAATGAAAAATACCGTACTTGACCAGTGCGGTGCAAGTGCGGTTACTGCAAGGAAGTTTGCACTTCTTAACGTGGCAACTGATTTAGGTCGCGGGACAAGTTATCAGCTTCAAGCGTTCAATACCAGTCTTTCGGATCATCTTACAACCGCCGCCGAATCACAGAGTCCGTATATCGGATTTGAAGTTTATTTTGATGAGATAAATAAAAAGTTAGTATTTGACGTTATCGTTGGTAAAGACCGGCGCAGTTCACAAACGGTTAACCCGCGGGTATGCTTTTCATCAGAATATGACACGCTCAAGAGCGCAACCATAACGGATCAGTATTCCGGCTTCAAGAATGTTGTATACGTTGGCGGTCAAGGCGACGGAGCAGATAAGACCATCGTAAAAACTACAGAGACGGTTGAAGCTACAGATCTTGTACG